TGACCTTCCAATACAACAGCCAGACGTTGCGAATACCTACAAGCTCGGCCTCCACCGATGCTTGAACCCTTGATATTTTGTCGGCAGTCCATACAGCGATTAGCTTGCTTTTGGCCTGTCGGAACATCTTTGGACGGTACCTGCGTATCTGGCGACCAACATGTCGGGGCAGATGGGTTTGCTGGATCGTACGCACCTTCATAATAAGTGCGAGCCAACTTTGCGGCGTTCACTATAATTAAATCTAACGGACCATCACTTACGCTGACGTTCTCACCGCCAATGGATTGATGGAAACGTCCACCACGGAGGCTAATCCGATTGGGGCTACCACCACTCCCGAAAGTTACTTGGTCTACCATCAACTATTCTCCTTCTGAGTTTGCTTTGGAGGCTTCTTTTTGAGCCTTATTGGTTTTAGAAGCTAATGCAGCCTCCACTTCGTCGAGCCGAAACCGGTAGATATCGCCTACCTTTATGTAGCTACTGGCGGGGATTTCACCTGTGTATATCCATTTACGGATTGTAGATAGGGACACTTGGAAGTAGTCCACTACCGTATTTATATTCACGTATGGTGATTCGATGTCACTCATTTTTTCCTCACAGAGATTGCGTACTCAGAATCCACATTTAGACCCAACGGAATTAGGTCAGGGTTTTCCTCAATGAACTGACGTACATGGGTTTGATTTAAACGCTTCTCAAAAAACTGAGGGACTTTGTTCTCCATAATAAAATTGTGCATGGATTCCCAGTCACTCGTCCAGTAGCGTTGCTTCACAGTGCGATAGAACAAGCCCGAAGCAGTGCGCACACTATCGACTTCGTGTTCCTTGCAATATTCTAACAGGGCGAGTTTTACCTTGTCCTGCTGTTCTCGGAGTTTGCCCTCTTCCTCTTTATACTTGGAAGTTAGCTCCGATCGTTTATCGCGTATCTTAGTGTACGCTTTAACCAACTTGTCTACTGACACAGCCATGTTGTTCTCCGTTTTATACTTGTTTTACTGTCATATACGACTGTATGGTAGTTAGTCAAGTATTTCTTTGTATAAATCTATCATAGCAGTGTGTACATTTATACGTTCATCTAACATACGGTAGATGCGTTTTTCCGCGGCAGACCCCGCTAGTTGAATTACAGTGCATTTATGGTCTTGCCCTGCACGGTGAATACGGGCGTTAGCTTGTAGGTAAGTCTCTAAAGAAGAAGTAGGGCCCCACCACACTATTGTATTCGCTGCGGTCAAGGTTACGCCATGCGCGGCGGACTGTGGTTGGATTACTAGGACTTTAGGGTCAGGCTTTAACTGAAACCTGTCGAATATATCTGTGCGTTTAGCCGCAGATACATCTCCTCGTATGACTTCAGACGTGATGCCGTCCGCTTTTAGCTTTTGTATTAGCATATCTATAGTGTGTCGGAACGGCACGAATACGATTACTTTCTTGCTGCTCTCATCTATAGTTTCTTTCAGCGCTTGGTATCGGCTCCTGATATCGAACTCTATCGAGTCACCTTCGTCAGTATATACTGCCCCCGCGCTGATCTGTAGTAGCTTGTTCATGTTAATCGCGGCGTTAGCTGAAGTCACAGATTCCCCTGCTACCTGCATTAACATCTGCTTACGCAATGTTTCGTAGTACTTCTTCTGCTGCGGTGTCATCTCAACAAAGCGTTTGGTATAGACCATGTCAGGCAAGTCGAGGCACTCTTCTTTGGTAAACCTGATAGCGGGTTGTAGTGCGTGGAACACTGTGTCTTTGGCGGTCTCTTTAGGTTTGTAAGAGAACTGCGTGACTTTCCACATGACCATGTCTCTCCATGCCCCAAAGAATCTCGGCACTGCCAACGGGTTTACAAGTTTAGCTAGGCCGTAAGCATCGACTGGACTTTGCGCGGCGGGTGTACCTGTCATCATCCACAACCAATCATCCTCTTTGATTAGTTTGTTTAGTGTCTTCCACCGTTTTGTCTGCGCGTTCTTATAGTGTGTAGCCTCGTCTACGATAAACAAATCGAACCCGCCCGCAGCGATCTCGTCTTTAACAACTTCAACACCATCGTAGTTTATAATTACAAACTCAGCCCCACTGTTGATTATCTTTTTACGTTTCTGTTTGCTCCCGTGAGCTACATCTACTGTGCGGTGCATGGCAAAGGAAAATAGATCACTACGCCATGCGCTGTCCATAATCGACAAGGGGCAGACGACCAGCACACGTTTAACTTTACCTTGGGTCATAAGGTAATCTGCCGCCCATATAGCCGATGCGGTTTTACCTGTGCCCTGCTCGTTAAAGCAAAAGGACTTCTTGTTCAGCGTCATAAAAGACGCGGTGTCTTTCTGATGGTCGAAGGGCGTGTATTGCCCCGGCCAACTGTACCGTTTTGTAATCGGTGATGGTGCGTTTATGTTTAACGAACGCAGGGATAGAACTTCATCTAATCCCCACTTTACGACGACCTTATTCATAGGTAGCTCCTTGCTGTTGGGGATAGCTGTTGTTATTTGCTTTGGGTTACGAACCCGTAGCATTATTGCTTTGTCCCTCAAAATTTCCATGTTGTTCTCCGTAGTAGTGAGTCACTACTTCTTTTTCTTTTTTGGGCTGCTCATAGCACCACCCGCTGCTCGGTTCTTCTTGCGGCTCTGGACGGTTACCCCATCCTTATTTTTGCCGCCTTTACTTAATGCCTTCTTGTGGGCGATATCTTTACCTTCTCGCTTGTCGGCTGTGCCGTTCTTATTGGCATCTTTACCTTTCTTATCCATCGCACGTCTGGCGCGTTGCCGTTCCATGCGAGCTTCATGTTCTCCTCTCGCTTTCTGCTGTTGATATTCTTTTTTATACGGGCGGGGTTTATTTACATACGGCATTAGTTTGCTCCATTATGGGGGCACTCAACTACTTGGCAGTGCCGTTTACACAGACCAGATGGCTTGGGGTTCCAAACATCCACCTCGAACGCTTTCTCCATCTTAGCATAGTTTGCTAACCATTTCCCCCATAGAAGTTGTTGTAAGTCTATTTCATATTCAGCTTTTACAAGGCTCTTGGCGACAACGAATAATAACCCAGCGTTTAGTTTAGTGACCTCGGGGTAGTGTTTGAAGATTGTCAACGCCATTAACTCCAACTGGCCTTTGTCAGCATACTTCGCCGATTTACCTGTTTTGTAGTCGATGATCCAACCTATGCCTGTCTCTTCGTCTATGATTGCGAGGTCAACGATACCGCGGAACCACACGTTTTTTGCGAAGAAACTACAGGGTTCTAAGTCAGCGGTCAGCCCCAGTTTCTGCTCGACAATTTTTTTGCCCGGCTTGCGGATTAAGGCGTCCAGCGTCGGCTTGATAAAGTCGAACTTAGCAGGGACAGGAGTACCTTCACCCACGTAGTCCTCACACGCCTTGTGAAACTCGGTTCCGTAGCGCATAGCCTCAGTCTGCCTGAACGGATACTGTTTGAGTACCTTCTCATGGTAGAACTGTTTGGGGCATTGCTCAAATGCTTTGATCCGACTAAACGACCACGGCGCGGCTTTACTCATCTTTTACCACCCAGTTTATTCTTGCGGCTATCCTATCCTCTCCTAGAGGTTGGTTGAAGAAGCCTAACGTCATTACCTTATCGCAGGCTCGGCAGTAATAATCCGCGAACATACCACTATGCTCCATAACAAGACCGTTCCGTAACTCCCAAGTCTGCATTGTTAGCTCGGCACCGTCACAGAGCGGGCAACAAATTAACTCTCCACCACCTAACTTAACCAATTCTTGCCCCTGCGTTGGATTATTTGGAGCCCCAAACATCTGCGCTTCATGCGCGTTGATGTATTTATCCATTATTCACAATCTCCGTACGATTTGCCCGTGCCACTCTGAACGGCCACGGCGCGGCTTTACTCATTACCCACATTCCCCTCTACACGCTCTACCATTTCTACCCCAAATAAGGCGTTAAGCCCCGGCAATAACAATTTAAGTGATTGCTCACTATCTGTTTCCGGGGGAGCTTGTGCAGTTATACGGCAAACGTTCCGTGTAGACATGTCGTACAAACACGCCAACTCTTTGTGAGTAACACCCTTAGAGTATAACCAACGCATACGATTGTTACGTTTAAAAAGGCTTTTACGTTCCCTATATTCCGCCATTATTCACAATCTCCGTACGATTTGCCCGTGCCACTTTCGCAATCGACAGGTAGGCCCTCTGCCCAGTCTGGTGTCCATCTCATACATCTCTCCACGTATGCTTGTGCTTCAGCGACTTCTTCGTCGGGCACACAGCAAGCAATCGAGTCGTGTACAGTAAGCACTACTTTATATTTCTTATTAATTAGTAGCATCTGCTCACCTATTATGCAACGTGCTATAGCCTGACACACGTTCTCGATAACTTTACCACCGTATATCCGCGTCCGACCGCGGCGTGTTTTGTATGTGTATTCAAAGCCACCCTCAGACTGCTCTCCGTACAACTCAGGGTAAAATATCTTCAGCCCGCTAGGTACTATTAGGGCTTGGTTTTTAGGGTCTACCCCAATGATACCCTTCTTCCCAAACTTTACGGCGCGGTGACTAGCCAACTGCTTGACCATATAGTTAGCATCTCTCCATACCTTGCTAATCTTAAAGTTGGCTTCTCGGTAGATAGATATAATCCGTCTCGCCTCGTCCTCAGACACTTCGAACCCAAACGTCTTTAACTGCATGCCGAACTTCTCAGCACCCATGCCGTACCCTGCACCTAGGATTGTAGTCTTACCAACGAACCGTTGGTCTTTGGTCACATTTTCTACAGCCACATTATATATACTTGATGCCATATACTTATACACGTCCTCACCCTTGGAGAACTGATCTACAAGATCATTCTGTCCCGCAAACCACGCGAGTACCCGCGCCTCAATTTGGGAGGAATCGGCTTCGACAACTGTGTGCCCTTCAGGTGCAATGATAGCCTTCTTTAACTTCTTACCATTAGGTCCACGGCTCGGTAGATTTTGTAGGTTAATTTTATCTGCCCCGCCCCACCTACCAGTATGCGCTGCGTAGTATCTGATTGGCACGGGGAGCAACCCACGATTACATATACCTATAAATCTCTGTGTACGTGTTTCCTCAAGAGTGGATTTATTCCCGAGGCGCGCTGCTACTAGAGATTGCACACGATCATCTTCGTGCTCCTGCAATGCCTTGAAGTCTTCGTCGCTCTTAGCAAAGGCGTACGTCTCCTTACCTGTGGTAGGGCTAATCTTCATCGGCGGCTCTACACCTAACTCCCGCAGCATTTCGGCAAACTTGAGGTTGGACATCAAGTCTTTTTTGTCCTCTACCCCTGCATCACGCAGCAGCTTGTCCTTACGATCCCGTGTATCTTCGCGGTGCTGTTCCAACAGGCCGAGGTCTAGATCAAGTATGGTGTCAATAAACATACGCAGTGTAGCGTCGATCAGCTTCAGCTCGGTTCTAGGAAAGTTAGCCCCCATGATCTTAAACAGCTTATACGTTAGCTCTACATCTTGTACGCAATACTCGCCGTACTTCTTAGCTTCTTCTGCGGTGAAATCGGCGCGGCGTTTACCCTTGGCGTTGTGTACTTCGAAACCTTTTTCGCCAATGCCATATCGTTCAGACAAAGCCCGCAGTGATGCGCCAGCGTCTACCCCGTGTAAAGCTCTACCCATGCACATAGTGTCAAACCATACCTTCGGCTTCACACCATATCTCCAACTTAGGATAGCCCCATCGAACATAGTGTTCTGTGCTAGGATAGCGCTCTGAGAGAAGTCTATGTATGATAGTAGACGTTCGATAGTCAGTGGGTCGTTTAAGTACTTAGTAATTTTAGCGTTCTTTTTTATGGCAAGGCCGATTACTTCGAAGCGCGGGTCGCGCACATAATCTTCTGTTGTCATCTTGGACAGCGAATAGTCCTGATCGTAATAGGTCTCGAAGTCCAGCGTATACACATCCATTATACTCTATCGTCCTCGCCAAGGTCGCGCAGCTGATACGCTATGAGAAAGCTAAGACAGCATGCAGCGTGCGCTAGGTGGGAAAATCCTGTTTCGGGGTCGTTGTCTTCGCCCTTCCACCAAGCCCACATGTGGCGCATCATAGCGCTAAAGTATCGGCTCCAAGACGCACCTTGCGCCCAGTTGTGGGCGCTGTACTTCTGCGCACCGAACGTGAGAACTTTTGCTGTTTCTTCTAAAAATTCTGGCGGTAGTAGATCGTACCTAGCTTTAGTGGTGTCGTGCTTTACAAACTCAGGCGCGGACACTTCTTCTCTCCAGTTGGGGGATGATATAGTTGCTATCAGCTTATCCACGTATTTTATACTTACCCCCACGGCATCGGCTACTTCACTAGAAGTCGCCCTGCGGTTAGCAAGTAGATACGCCCACACGAGTTCTTCTTTCTTAGTCATATGTTATACCCCTCTTTGCGTCGGTTGCTTACAAACTTAGCTAAGTCCGACAAGGCGTAGTCGTAACGATCTCTCGCAGATGGTGACGCAGTGGGCTGTATGTACTGATGTTGCCAGAAGTCTACTTGTTTACGCAAGAACTGTAGTTCGTATTCTAGGGCGGGTGTTAGTTTACCTTTGCCCTGCATTACAATTCATACCAATCTGCGCTTGGTGCCCATAAAACCCAAGAGGCTTTGTCTTGACCACCCCTACAGTGTACTTGAGCCTTAGTCATTTCCCCTGCGTTGTGCATACGGGCAAGTGCTGATTGCATAGATACGATGTCTACGTCTAATGCGTCAGCCAGTACTTTAGAAGTGGATGCAACTTGGTTGTCTTCTTTTTTGAAATGCTCCGAGATGCGATCTTCTAAGTTAGCGTTTTCTACACGCGGTGTAATCTCTTCGGCGTTTTCGGATACACCAACAGCTTGCCAAGGTATGTCTATTTTGGCGTTTGGTATTAGTATAAACGTCC